AAGATCAGAATTAAACTCTGCATTGAAAGATTTGTACTCGTCATTAAGAGCATTTACAAATAAATCATCACGTTGAGGCTTAACTCTACCAAAATGCTTAAGGTATATGTTCTGGTATTTACCATCTTTAACACCTACAAGCAGTCTAACTTGATTGTTAGATAGCATTTTAACAATAGCTTTAAGCTCTGTCACATCACCTTTAACAATCTTAGACATTGTATCAAATGTAACTTCATCGCCGTAAGCAACATTAGCCCACGCTTTAATAAAGTCAATCAAAGTTTGCTCGCCTACAAATGTTTTACGAGAACTCTCTGGGTTTTTCCACCAATCATAAGTAGGTGTGCCGTCTGAATATGTAGACTGACCTATATTATTCATGTATAGGTTTTTACCAGACTGAGAAACTTTCTCTTTATTCTGCATAAGAATTTCCATACGAGTAGTAAGGTCTTCATTCTTAAGCCAGAACGTTAGTTTAAAGTACTCTTCACCGCTAAACTCTACATAGTAGTTAGGGTCAGTTTTTACGTTAATCCCAAGAGCATGGAGCTCAGTCATTGTAGGATTTACAGCAATTACATTAAAATTACTGAGGCCAGAGTATAATTTAATACCTCCGCCTGTTACTTCTTGTTCACTAGAATTGCTTTTAATAGCCATTTTTCTATAAATTTAAAGGGTTAGTTTCTTGATACACGTCGTTCTCTTGTTCCCACGCTTCTGCTTGCATCATATTCTTTTCATGGTCTGAATATTCAGGCGATTCAAAATGAGGATTTGTTTCTTCAATAACTGCAGACTCTGTAGGAATACTAGTTTGGTTAGGGTCTACAGTTTCTGTAGTATCATCTACAAAGTTAAAAGACATTTTACGTACTTTGCGTACTTTTTTGCCTTTAAGTGCAGGATGTTTAAACATCTGTGCTACTTCCCATGACTCTAAGCCATACTTTGTTTGTATCCCTTTGCGGTCAATGCCATTTTCTAAGTCATTGATAATCATAGATGTTGTAATCACATCTGGCGTAGCTGCCTTCTCTGCAGCGGCCTGGTTTTGGTGTCTTGCTTCAATCATTTTTTTAATTTTAAAGCGGGTTAATCAATAAAAATCTTTGACCATTCCAAAGGCATGGTCTTACCTTTCAAGTGCTCACAACGACTGCCTGCAGTAATATCGTCCATAGAATCAAAAGAAATCATAGTTTTCTCATCTTCTCTGTACAAAAATCCTACAGCGTCCGCATTTGCACACGTAATTTGCTTGATTTTACCTGTAAGGTCTAAGTCTTTCACAGCTACTTCCTTACCTTTCTTTTCAAGCATTTTGTCCTTTAGGTGACCAACTAGAATAATGTGATCTGCTAGAGTGTTCAGTCTATCTATCCACTTTTTATATGCTATACGTAAATACAAATAGCCTGCGCCGTTTGGCAGTGATAAGACTGAAGCTCCTGGATTCTTTTGTTCAAAGTTTTTACCCATAGGAGTTTGCATATACAATACTTTAGCATCAGCTTCACACCACTCCTCTAACTTAGAAATAGTGTCAATAGCTACGTATTTATATGGCTTCTTAGCTTCATGAATTGCTTTACCGGCTTCTCCAAGTTCTTTCAGGCTTCCCACTTTTACTTTTAGCGCGTCAACCATGTCAGAGCCATCTTCCAAGTCAATAATTAGACAATCATCAAGCTGTGATAATACAGTAGTTTTCCCAATTTTTGGTGCACCGTATATTATCATGTTCTTTGGCGACTTTCTAGACGCCTTTACTTTAGTTTTTGGTAATTCCATTTTTATCTTTCTTTAATTGTAAATGTACTCATGTCTGCTTCGTACCCAATCATGCCTAACAATCCATCACGATTCTTTTCTACGTGGCAAGCAAGTAATCCTTGAGGATTTTCACCGCAATAATCTGATGTAATACCATACAAATCGTAGGGTCTGTTAAGTATCATAACAACATGCGCGTCTTGGCCAATGCTGTCACCTCCAAACAAATCTGTTAAAAGAGGCTGATATTGATTCTTAGCACGATGTTCTTGTTCTATATTACGGTTAAGCTGAGACAATAAAATGTTTACAACACCAAACTCTGATTGCATCATCATACAACCTTTTGATATTGTATTTAGCTTCCTAAGCTCTGTATCTTCATTACCCCTAATCAAACGAGAGTGGTCTAATATATTAATAACAATGTGGTTAGGATTACTTTCATGAATATCTTTGTTAGTATTCATAATATAATCCATAGTCCTAGGAATGTTATTAAAGTATATAGGATACTTCTTGTACTTTTGCACCTTACTTGCATAAACTCTAAAGTCTACATCTGATAGAGGAGTGTCAATAGACAACAATTGACCTATTTCTCTTCTAACATCTTTAGATGCGGAACGCATAACCTGTTGATAACCTGGCATCTCGAACGTCCAATACAAAACTATAAGCGGTTTGGTAGCATTTGTATCTAACACGTCAAAGATAAGCTGATTACTAAATGCAGATTTACCTACACCAGGTCGTCCTGCAATAACATACATCTTACCTTGCTGCAATCCGCCTAGCAAGTTCCTGTTAAGGCGCTTCCAAGATGTAGGTAAAACTTTACGATTACCTAACTTAGCTTCTTTTACAACTGCAATAGACTGATTAACTGCCTTATCAATTTTCTGGAAGCCCCTAGATTTAAAAAGATCAAAGTTGTCTTGTGATTCTGTTTTCTGATTTTGGTCCATTTTCTTCCATATTTACATACTTTTCCCAAGTATAGTTATTAATCCAAACCTCTAGACTTTGCAAATACTCTAGCCTATCCCTTTCTATTGTTAGCTGTACATCTAAAAGCTCCATAATCTTATCATGAAGATGCTTTTTGTTAAGCACAATTTTGCGGTACCTGTCTTTTGCTTTTTTGTTAGCTTTTGCATCAGGATCTGCAGCATGTAACACACGAACACCACCATGTTTAGTTCTAACCTTCATAGGGTATCTAGTTATAAGCTCGGTAAACATTTGATCAAAATCACTAGCAAATAGATTTATAAATTCCTGCCTAACTACATGCTCTTCTATACTATTACCAAGTTTTACAAAAGATTTAGTTTGCAAATCCTCCCAATTAGGAGATAATTTCAAACTCGTAAGTGTTTTGTAACCTTTTCTGTAAATAGCATATAGAGCCAAGTAATCATCTGCGCTAATGTTATGCTTTATCAGCAAGCGCACATCTATATTAATATCCATAACCGTATTTTGTAATTTTACAAGAGCCTATAAATATACTAAATATTGCCATAATATACTAGTTTTTAAAGGTTTAAATGTTGCCTAGCTTAGTGCCAGACAACATTCTTTAATTTTTGAATACTATTATTTAGCCACTTTTCTTCTTGACTATCTTTAACATACAATATGTATATCTTACCTATTTTATCTTCTTTAAATCTAATAAGTCGTCCTACACGTTGTATCATAGACAATGATTTGCTAGTTAGCCCACAAATTACACCTACACTAGCATCAGGAACATCAAAACCTTGGTTAAGTGCTTTAGTGCTGCATAGCACACGTTTAGTTCCATCTCTAAAATCTTCTAAAGCTTGTGTTCTTTGTTTTTTAGTTCTAGCACTGTGGTAAATAGTAGCTACCTCTTCGTTAGCAAAAGCAAGTTCATTTGTAAATGCATTAGCACCACCAAACACAATAATCTTTTCTTCTGGATGGTCCTCTATAATCCCAGTCAATCCTTCTATCTTATTGTGTGCATGATCTACAATTTTTTTACGTGTTCGTATGCAATTGTAAAATTGTGCTGCTGCTTGTTTCTTTTCAGGAGGCGCATTTTTATTTGCAAGTACACGCTTAGCTTCATTAAAAGCGTCAAACTGCCCTAGTTGATATTTCCAATAAACAAACTTGTTGTTAACTTTTTTGTAGTCTTTAGCTTCCTGGTCTGTAAGAGTGACTGGTAAGCAGTGCACTTCGTAAGGAGATACAAGACCAAGTTCTACACACTTATCTATAGATATTTGATAATCTACAGGTGCAAGTTCTTTTAACTTAATCCTGTACTCTTCTTCTTCAGGAAG